TAACAATGCTTAAAATATCGTCTTTTTTAGCAAGTTTAGGCTTAGCTATTCCTAATCTATCGTAAACCATCTCAGCGAATGAATCAGGGTCTATCGTTTTACTGATTATATCTGAGGTCAATTCAATACCGATAGGGTCTAAATAAGTTAATTCAACGGGGTTACCTAAGAATCCATAAAGACTTAGAATGTAATTCATGTCCTCTGCTTCCTCTTGTTGTTTTGGTTTTACATAGGTGTTAGAAAAGTGTTCCCACGATAAATCAAACTCTGAACGACCCCCACCTAATTCGCCAGGTGTTTTAATCCCGAATAGTAAACCATTTGAAACCCTATGAGCGTAAAGAATTTTATTAATAGTATCTTTACTTAGTTGCTCATATTGTTTGTCAAGTTCGTTACTTCTTAAAGGACTAATTTCGGGTGGGGGAGTATTTGGATTTTGAAAGTTTAAAAGTATCTCTCCTGCATTGTCCGTTCCACTCGCCTTACTCTTAAACGCATCTTCAACCTCTCTTTGTTCTTCTTCAGTTTTTGCCGTTCCATTAAAGAAAGTAACCATAGTACCTGCACTGAATCCCGTCTTAACATTATTAAGTTGAAAAAAGTTGCACTCTATATCTGTTTCTATCGGTGTAGCACCACTATTATATTCAGGGAGTGGGTATATATCACTTGCAGGGTTTTCGTCTATTAGATAAAGAATTTGTTTGCCTTGTCTATCTAAAGGGTCAAAGGCTTTTAAAGTGACTGCATCTTCGGGTAATCTTCCGTTTGATTTTTTCCACCTATAAGATACACTTTGTTCTCGTGTCCATTCTTTAGATATATAAAACTCCGACTTATCGACATTAGTACGAATAGTGTTAAAGGGTTGTAGTTTTACCGACTTAATATTTTTGAACGCATCCCACTCAATCAAATAAGCACAACCCCCGTATAAAGTTCTTTCAAAGATTTTCTTTTTAGCTAACTCATCAGCCGTTTGAGAACTATTAATACTATCTAAAGTTTTTTGAAGTGCTACCTTATCCCCTTGCCAATCTTCTTTAATCTTAAACCCTTTGCCATAAATATAAGTAGCCTTACCCTTTACTATTGCACCATGTATTCCTGAATTATTATAAAGATACGCTAAGTAATCTGAATAATCGTTATTCTTACCATACGGAACATATACCGAGTTCGGTTGCCTACGAAATATAGGTGTTTCGTTTGCGTATAAAGGGAATTTACTAAATGAATAGTTTTTTATAGGTTCAATTTGGCTCATAGGCTTTTCTTGTTAAAGTAGATTCATTCTCAACTCTACTTGTTAAAATTTTATCATAGGTCATTAATCCATTCTCAACAACAGTCAAACCCGTAGGGTCTAAATTAGTACTACTCACTTGCTCATAAACATTATAGGTGTATTCATCCCCTAAAGGTATTTGAATCTCGCCATCTAACGGGTCGGGTGTAGTTGTCTTTACTACTATTGTAAACTTATTATATCTATCGGGGTATAAACTTAAGTCACTTGAAATACAATAGTACTTTTGTTGAGTTTGGTTATTGATGAACTCAAATAGATAGTTAGGCGAGGGTATCGTTATCTTTTCAGATAATGTAACTACCACAACATTGCTACCTAAATTTAGTCTTATCATACACTAATAATATATGATTAATAAAGTTAAGTACAAAAAAAAGGCAACCCGAAGATTGCCTTTTAATTATTTGTGTAAATATTAGATTAATGATGTAACGATAGCTTGAGAAACTCCGTAAGGGTAATATCTCTCCTCGCCCGTAAATGTTAAAACGAATCCGTTTAAATCATTTGCAGTTTTACCCGTTCCTGCCGTACCCGTTGACAAGTCTAAACCATTCTCGGCACCATACAAACTAAATAAGCCGTTCTTATCTTTAACGATAAACATTAAAGGTTTTTGAGCAAGAACTCTTATTTCGTTTCGTTTAGCAACATCGAATTTGTCTAATTGAATCTCAACTGACTGCATGATATAACCACTTCCTGCCGTTACTTCCCCTGCGTTATCTGCTTTAGCTTCTGAGGTGTTTCTTCTAAGTTCGTATTTGTAGAACTTCTTACCCCCCGTCATTGCCATAGTAGTAACTGCACCTGCTGATGTTGCAAAAGTAGCAGTATTTAAATACTCTAACTCGCCAATGTAAACCTCATCGACTCCCCCGATACTATCTCGGCAGTCAAGAGTGAATCCTGTTGATAGTACACAAGACATAATTATGCTAATTTAAAGGTTACGATTTCGTTAGGGAACTTAATTTGAGTACCAACCTTGAAGTGAATGTCAAGCATCATAGTCAAGTCAATTGGGTTCTCTCTGATGTTGAAGCTATCTTCGTCAGATTCTAAGTCAGTTCCGATAATAAAGTTTGAAGTTCTACCTAAGTGGATTTTGTTAGTACCATCCAAACCGAAGTAAACAACAACTTTAATACCTGTACCTGGCAATATTAACTCTTGAGATTGATATGCACTTCCGTTAACTCCGTCATAGTGGAACATATTAGCGTTCTTCAAAGCAACTACCAATTTGTCGAAAGTATCGCCACCACACATGAATTGGATGTCTGTTTTACCTTTCAGTTTTGCAGGTAGTAACGCCCACATACCATCGAATATACCTATAACATTTGAGGTTGTAATACCTGTACCTGTGGTTATACCTGTTGGGTTACCATTGATAGTTGTAGCACTTGCATCTGAAATGATTTTGTTGAAACCATCAAACTTAGTTAAGTTAGCACCACCTGAACCACCGATAGCAGATTGCCATAATGCAGTTTCTTGTGCTTCAGTCATCAAACCTAATAGGTAGTTTGTGAAGTCTTGCTCAAATGCAATATAGTCATACTTAGAACCTGGGCGTAATGCTCTTTCAGTCCAAAATCCTTCAAGTTCTTTTGCACAAAACTCTTGTTGAATTTTAACCTTACCTACTGTAATGGTTCTTTTTGAGAAACCTGTTTTACCTGATGGGTCGAAAGAACAACCTGTATCTGTTTGGTAAAATAACTCGGTTGTAATGTAGTGCAAATCAGCAGTTGATTTGATACCTGTTTGTTTAGCGAAAGTTGCCCCTGTTTTACCCTCGTAAAAAGAGCGAACTAATAGCTCTAGTGATTGGTCATTAACGACTGCTGGTAAGCCAGTAGTATCGTATGAGAATTTTTTTAATAGCATGGTTATTATTTATTTATTTTTATTTAGTATTTCTGTTAATCTTGAAAATTGTGAAGCACCTACACTTGCTGACTTTCTTTTAGCGTCATCTTTAACGGGTTCGGCTTCTTCGGTCTTAGCTAAGATTTCGATTGCTGAAAACAATGCAGTAGCTTTAGAGTTTAATGCTTCAATCTCTTTAGTGTACTTACTATGTATTTCTTCGATTTGTTTGTTGAAGTCGTTAGCTTGGTTTTCTAATGCTTCGTTTATTTTAGACATCATTGCTTCATCGGTCAAAGGATTTTCTTCTTCAGCAGTTGAAACTTCTTCGATTAGTCCGTTTGCAATTTTGATAACTGCACCACCCTCTAATTGGTGTTCGCCATCGGGTGCAACTACTTCAACGCCATCAGCACCGATTAATTTAACGGCTTCGCCTACTGCGATAGTTCCAACGATAACGCCCGAACCATCTAATAGATTAGTCTTAGCTAATTCGATAGCAGGTTCAACGGGGGCTTCTTCACTAAACACTTTTTTGAGTTGATTAGTAAGGTCTTCGCCTAAGACCTTTACAAGTTTATTAAATTCCATATTATTTATTAATTTATTTTTGATATCTTCATATACATTTTTAGGGGCTTCATCTACTTTCTTGTCGTTAAAGTAACCCTCAACACTAAAACCTCTTATCTCGCCTTTCTTAGCCATCTCCCATACTGAATCATCTTCTATTTTTACATAGCCAAACCAACTCCCATCGGGTGCAGGTGTAAATCCTTCGGGTGTTTTAATGCCTAATTTACTATCAACTATGAAGTGAGATACTAAATAAGCACCTTTAACGGGTTGATTATCGTTGTGATTAAGGTTAAATGACAAAGGTTTGCCACTTTTAGCCAACTTATTGACGATTCTAGCGATACTTTCAGCAGTAAATTTGACATAATATTCAGTACCGTCCTCATCTCTGCGATAAATAGGTTGCTCTGAACACATCAAAAACCCCCCTAATATCCTCTTTTCTTCATCTACAACACTAAATTTATAGTCAATCGGCTTCTCATCTTCTGAAAATGTATGCCAATTCCTTTCAATAGCAGGCTGAAAAACTAAGCCAACTGCGAAAACCGATGTTTCATCATCTAAATTTTCGTCAATATCTAAAACATATAAAGGTAGCTTCGTCATCATAATAATAATATTTAAAAATTAAATAGGTGCAATATAGAATTATATTAAAGTTGCGTTATGTCGTATTCTTGCAACTCTACCTTGTGAATCTGTGATGTCCTTTTCTAAAACATAAACCCTTTGGTTAGCGTTCATAGGTGTTCTATTAGCTTGGTAGGTATCTATTCTTGGTGGTTGGCTTGACATTCCACCACCACCTTGAGAACTCGGAGCAGATACCGAACCCCCACCCCCTAATAAACTCTTTGCCTTATTCGCTGCACCTAAAACGGCTGCAACTTGTGAAGCATAAAATACGGGCATAGTAAATGCAGCAGCAGGACCAGTACCGACTGCCGTTTGTTGTGCAATTCTCAAACCTTGTATAAATCCTAAAGCCGTGTCCGTTGCTATTTGGGCAAGTGCTAAAGACTTCCCGATTGCAGTGTTTTTAAATTGTTGCCCTAATGCCAACTCACCTAAAGAGTTCAACGCTAAATAAGAATCATTAACGATTGATATTCTCGCTGCTTCAACGGCTTGGAGTTGTGCAATTCTTTCTTCTGCTAATTTCTTGTCTAACTCTAAAATCCTTTCGGCTGCATCTTGCTCGGCTTGTACTTCGGCATCTAATTGAGCCATTAAATCAGCCATTGCTTTTTCATCTTGTGCCTTTTGCCACTCAGCCATTCTTTCTTCGGCTGCGTTTTGTTCTTCAAGTTCAGCCATTAAACCCGTCATTTCTTGCTCTCTTGCAAGTCTTAACTTTTCTTGTCTTATCTTAGCGTCGGCATCTCTTTTATCTTGGTTCTTTTTTCTTTCATCCTCTAGCTTCTTATTGAAGTCTGCGTCTAATATTGCTAATTCGTTTTTCTTATCTAAAAGGTCTTGAGCAAGTTTAACTTGCATTTCTTTGTCGCCCGATAAGTAACCTATCTGCGCATTTAAATCGGCTCTCTCAGATTCCTTTAGTTTCTTAGTTGCCAAATAAACTTCCTTTGCAGTTGCCCCTTTTGCTACCAATAAATCCAATTCTCTTTTTAAATCATTAGTTCCACCTGACCTAACCTTTCTATTGTTATTGTAAACTTCGGCTTCATCCCTTGCTAAGTCAATCGCCTTTTGTCTTGCTTCGTTTTGTTTTTCTAATTTCTCGGTTGCTTCTTCGGTATCGTCCCCCATTGATGACATTGCAGCAGCTAAGGCAATTATACCCACAATAACTGCACCCACTCCCGTTGCTAATAATGCTATTCTAAAGGCTTTCATTGCTCCCGTACTTGTTCCGACTGCCGTTGCATAGACTGTTTGTGCTGCCGTTGCAATTCCAGTTTGAACAGTATTGAATATATTTGCCTTGCCTAATAGATTTGTACTTAACGCACTCTCTTTATTAAGTGTATTTGCTACTGCTTGTATCCCTGCAAGTGCCGACATAGCCCCTTGCAACTTGACCATTGTAGCTTGTAGTTCTTCGTTTTCATCTCCTAACATAGCAGCTACACCTTGAACGGCAGCAAACCCCCCGACAAGACCTTGTGCAGCCGACATCAAAGCGTCTAACTTTTGAGAATCACTTGCTAAGTTTTTAACCCTTGCACTAACATCTCCTATCTTATCTTGTAACGCCCCCGCCTCTTTACTTAGTTTATTAAATTGGTCGTTGTCTAAAGTCCCCGAAGCGAGTAACGCTTTCATCTCCTTTAGTTGAGTTTTTAAACTCTTTGTTTTTAATTCGACTTGCTCAACCGAATCGCCACCTTTGATGACTAAGTCAACTTCTATTTTAGTTTTTGCCATTATATTAAATTATTAAGTTCTGCTTGAACCATTTGAACTGTCCATGCTGCTGATGCACCCCCGTTCACACTTGCCCCGATTATTAAATTACTTGTTGTTGAATCAAACCCTGCCGATGTAACTTGCAAAGTAGGAGAGGGTAAGTTTTGTAAACCCGTTGTACTTAGTCTGTGTCTTACTTGCCCCGTTCCTTGAATCACTGCCGATGTTCCACTGCCTACACTTCTAAAGGTTATCCAAAATTCAAAAGTACCTATGTCTGCAACTGCTGTTTGTGCTAAGAAAGTAAATGTCAATATCGTAGTGTCTGCCGTTGTTCCGTTTGTTCCTATCTTTATTCTTATTATAGGGGTTGCCGTTCCTGCTGCCGTTTTACTAACATCAAATATTAACTTGTATCTTGAACCTGCCTTTAAAGAACTATTAGGGATTGAAATATTAGAACCCGTTAAATAAGTTTCTGTTGCAAATCCTGCCCCTTGTTGTGCAACCGATTGATTGTAAATTGGAGTAGGTGCTACTTTAGTCACTAAGTTTGCCCCCTCAGTTGTCATACCTAACTTAGTTTTTATAGTTGTTGCCGTTTCATCCCCCGTATTAGTCCCTGAGTTAGTTCCCGTAATATCAGTTAAGAACGCCAAAGTCCCGTCTGCATTTTGGAATGTGTAGGTGTGAGGTGTTCCACTCTTAGTTATTTCTAAATTTAATGCGTTCTTTGTCATAATTTTAATGTCGCTATTCCTTTTATAGTTGCTATGCCTTTAATAGTTGCTAAACTTGTGTCCTTGTCTAAATAAATTGTTAGTACTGCCCCATAGTAATTGTCGGGACTTGCCCCACCACTTGAGTATGGATTGTTGAAATTAGCATAAGAAGTGTAATCGTCAAATGTTTGATTTGCCCCACCTGAATCGTATGCCATAATAAAATCAACATCGCATGAAGCCACTATCCAATAGTCCGTACCACTTGTTATGCTTCCGTTTAAACTGCAAGTACATATTGCCCCTGTTGTAGTTAGTACACCCGAACCCGAACCAATCACTACCGAAGTGTCGGGAACTCCTGCACTATCTAAATATAATGCCACTTTAAAGTTTCCGTTTACACTATTAGCTTGTAACCATACTTTAACCGAATCAAATGTATCCGATACCGATGCCGTGAACTTACACCCTAATTGAGCAGGTGCAGTATACACTCCCGTAAAATTACCCCCTATTGTATCGTATCCTAAAACATTCATTAGTTCAAAGTGATTAAGCCTTTAACATTTGTAACCTTTAAAGTAGTTGTTGAAATCGCTACTAACTCCACATGGTCATAGTCATCGGTTGAAGCTAAGAATCCCGAAGTCCCGATAGTTGTTTGATTAACACCATTAACTCCACCCTCATCCCAAATAATTTGTTGTGAGGCGTTTTGGGCTATCTTCCACCCCCCTGCACCTGCGCCACTAACAACAAATGTGTCTAATATACTTAATGAACTCGGTAGTGTTAAAGTAACTAAACCTGCATTGTTTGCTAAGTACGCATTGCCTGAAGCCATAGTATCTGAAGTGCCTGAAATATTATTCCAAGTTATTCCACCCCCACCACCGCCACCCCCACCTACTTTCCACTTAGCACTCCCACTTGAAGATTCATAAGTTAGAACATAATTATTAACGGGGGAACTCATGTCAATTTTTATGCCGTCAATATATTGAACGCCACTCTCTGAGATTATTAAGTCACTTGTATTGATTAAAACAACATCCGTAATACCTGGCAATATTACATTATTATCTCCTTGTATAATTATATTTGCGTTATCCCCACCTAAGTTATTGCCGTTGCCCGTTACTACTATCCCATTGGTGTTGTCGTTAATTACATTCCCCCCCGTTGAAAGTAATCCTTTTTTAATAACATTTTGGTCGGTGTTATATCCCCCGTCTTTTTCGCCTTGACCATTCCCACCACTTGAAGTTACTATTGTAGGCGTAAACACTGCTTGGTATGCGAACTTTAAAAGTCTACATAAGGTTGTTTGGTTTCCGTTAGGGTCATAATCTTGAACTGTTAGAAGTCGATAAGCGTTGTCTTTAACCCAATAGGTCTTGCGAAAATCTAAATTTGCAATGTCATTAGGTCTAAGTTTAAAGTATGCTTCAACTAATTTACTATCCTTGTTCCCTATTTGTTCCCATTGTGATTTGTGGAATTGGTTGTATAAATTATTATCGGTTGTAGTAACTCCACTCGATTGAGGGGTTAGGTAAAAATAAAAGTCTTGAACATCAAATGCAAGGTCATAATTAGGTGCGATTAAATCATCTACATGACCTGCGTATGGATAAGTAGTGTAATCGGTTGCACTTGTATTGTCATTATTCCAATATCTTAAACGCCCCGACTTCATCCCGTCAAAGTATGCTATAATAGGCTTGGGGCTTTTCTCTTGACTCATGCCATCGAAAATAGTCCTCATTAAAACATTTTGGTCGTCATCCTTTTGTAATGGGATTAATGAGAATGGTATTTCAACTTTCTTAGTTTCTTTTACAAACTCATTGTCAAATATTAAATCTCTATACCCATAATTAAAAGATGTCGCTTGTTTGAATATCTTATTTAGGTCATCCCCATTATCTGCATAAGTAAAGACTAATTCTTTATTTTCAAGTAGACCTTGAGGTTTAATTACAAAGTCTTTTGAGGTGTCTAACAAGTCTGTCCAATCAACTATATCGTCGGTGTAATAAATATCTCTAGGCTCAATAACTACACCCGTTTCGTAAATTGTAGACATATACAAATTGAACATCTTAATGATTGCCATTAAAAAGTCAGTTTGTTTCATGTTAGGCAACACATCGTATATGTTGAATGTTTGCCCGTAGTTTATTTGACCATCTTCATATTGAGTGTATCGGTTTGTTGTACTCTTAAAAGTAATAACACTTAATTGGCTATTTGCCCAACTACCCCCGACATCGAAGTTCCCTACACAAAATCTAACTTCATCCCCTGCTTGTAATTCCGTTGAATCAATAGCTATTCTAAAGTTATAATTTAAGTTTGTAAAACCCGAAATAAATGGGGTATCTCTGCCTATGATAAAATAAGAAGTCCCACGCTTACGGATTGCGTACAAATATAAAGTACCTGAAGAACCCGTGTTAGTTATTTCTAAAGTCCCCTCAACTTCAAAATTAGTATAGCCTGCGTTTAGTTTTGTGAAAGTTCCCGTTGTTGCATCATATTGGCTTAAAGGGTCTACACTCTCAATGTTATATTGTAAAGCGATAGCATAAATCAAAGCTAAATTATTGGCGTTTGCACTACTAACTATTGACAAACTTTGGTCTGTTGACCTTGTAGCCTCGACTAAACTATTATCAATCTCGGTTTGGTTTTGTCTAAACTTTGCAACATCACATTCAAGTATTAACTTTTTAAATTGTGTAGAATCAAAGAAACTTGCAACCTCTAAACTTACATCGGCTTCAGCAAAGATAGCGTTAATAATATGCTTAACATAAATGAAAGGTTTGAACGCTTGGTAATTGTAACTTAGGTTATAACTTGCATCGGTGTTTCTTCCGTACCTACTTAAACCCCTATCTAACATTGGATAGGTTAGTTTAATAGTCGGGTCGAATGTTGCCGTCCATGAATCTACTATCTCGGTATCATTCCATGTTGCCGTTCCTAAAGTTGTTAAATCGTTTAAAGTCCTATCTAATAGCCTTGAAAAGATGTCAATGTTCTTGCCATAAATAGTTATTACATAAATAACCGAATCATTGTTTAATACTTTGATGTCGGTTAATTGACAATAGCCACTTATTTGTTGTAAGGTGTCTTGATAATAAATACAAGACGCTTTCTTAGACGGGTTAAAGTCGGGGTTAAGTTGGTCACTATTCCTAATCGAGAATGATACATCAAACAAAGATTTGAAAACAAAATCATTTAACTTACTGCCAGGTATCTCAACCGACTTACTAAAGTCACTTTGTCGTTTAGACGGGTCATCAATGTTGTAGACTTCCTTAGTTATGTTGATATCTAAGTCCTCAATCGTATCAATCGAGTACCCACCTATTACGAGTTCATTTCTCATAGTCTTTGTCTTTTAGTATCTGCACTTAACTCCACTTCAATAGTTACATTGAATAACTTTTCTTTTATTGTACTCTTAGCTTGGTATTCAGTAGTTAGGATATTAACTGCAACAAATTGATTGTCTATTATCATATACACTAAAGGCGATTGAACTAACTCCTTAAGCCAAATACTTGTTTCACTATTTACAAACCCACTATTCAAAGTGTATTTTTGTTTACTTGAATTAAAGAAGTTGCTACCCTCGTGTGAGTAAGTATTGAAAGTTATTCCTGCGCTTGTTCTTGTGCCTTGTAAACGATTATAATTAGAAGATTGTACGCTTATATTGTCGTCAGCTATTTGAGTAAAATTAAACGCATCCATACGACCCAAAGGATTAAGCCAAAATAATCTATTATAATTTCCATCCCTTGTACACTCTCGGTCTATTTTAAATGTTAGGGTGTTACTTACTAAGGTGTTTGTGTTGTTTTCAAACATTACATCATACTTAGAAACTCCGTCAGCGATTAAAGGTTGAGCCGAACCCGATGCAACAGTCCATGAGTTAAGATTATTTGCCCCTACTAACACGGATAAGAAGTGTTCTTTGTCTGTGGTATCTGCAACCCATGTATTGGCAAATGTGCTATTCTTTAAAAGAGTTCCACTTTCATCGTATGTTTTAACCCTCATGTGGTCAGTCCCGTTTGAAGCATAGTTCAAGAACCCTAACTCATAAGAATCACCTACTCTAATATCTATTGTACTCGGTTGGTTAGTCAAGAATGTTCCAAAGGTCAAAGGTATACCCTTATAGACTAAATCATCTATTGGACTATTGATTTGTTTTAAATAAGTTTGAGCCGAATTGATAGCATAAATGTAAGTACTCTCAGCACTTGCATAACCACTTATGACTGCCCCGTATTCCTCTCGTATATTAACCTTAAACTTTTTATAAACATTTACACCCGTATTAAAACCGACTGTCCCATTGATTAGGTTAGTCATGTCATAGCTTAGATAGTTTTCAATTATTCGGTGTGCATCTAAATCACAAGTCCCGTCTGCGTAATAAGGTGGTTTTCTAAGTTCGGTTATTACATTTGCCGAAGCATCTAATATCTGAACCCTATATCTAAAATTAACTTGAGTGGTTTCAGAACTCGAAGCTAAAAAAATTATAGGGTCAAACCCACTAACAAAAAGGTCGGGTTGTTGAATGAATGTAACTGCCATACACTCATAATATATTAATAAGGGGTAAAAATACCTACCTTTTAAATTCGGTTATCAATCTAAATTCAACCTCTTGACC